GAATTCTTCTTTGATAGCCTTTTTAATTTTTTCTGGCTGTTCCAAATCGTCTAAAATGATTTGAATAATTTTGCCATCATCGTCTTGGCAAATGGCTTCGTTGACGATATCATCGATGGCCGATTCAATTTCTGGTTGCATGGCCATTTCACGATAACGTGAAATTAACTCAACTTCATTTTTGGCAGTACCATCTAAGTCAACATATGTACCATAATATGCGGCAGATGTAATTGTTAATGCGCCATCATCATTTGCCGGAGGGGTAAATGATTGTTGGGTATCTTGTTGGTCTTCACCACGAGAAATGGTAAAGCCAAATAATGAAAATTTATTTGCCATTTTTATCCGTTTTCAATTCACAAGCACATATGGGGGCCGAAGCCCCCTAAGAAATATAAAATTAAGAAGTAGTTGCTGTTGTGTTTGTTGATGTCCAGTATTGGTACGCAAACGTCACAGTAAACTCTTCAATGGTATCATTTGAACTCCAATCCAAATCGATTGGAGACAAATCTATTGGAAACAAACCAACAAAGTCATACGCCTTAATTGCACCAGCAATACCATCTTGGCCGCCGGTTTTAGGATATTGATAAACGTGAGCATCTGATGTATAACCTAATGCTTGAAATGTGTTGAAGTTGTTAGATTGCACACTTGTACCACGTAAATTACCTTGATTACTGTTGATAAAGTTCATCCACACCTCAATTGAGTTGCGAACCAAGAAGTTCTCATCATTAACAACTGTAATAGTCCAATCAGCAAATGTTCTGTTACCAGCAAATTTTATTTCACGACCAAAGTAATACATTGGTACTGTGCCCAATGTAGAACCTGGAAGTTGAGCTGATTTTGCCAAAAACGACAAAGTTGTTCCTGCACTAGAAGCTGCTGGATTTGCATTTGGTGCATTTAGTGCCGTTGGAATATTTGGAATGCTTACCTGAAATAGATTCGGGCGGGCACCATCACCAGTCAGGCGTGTTGTGAAATCGCTAATTTGAAAAGCCATTTTTTTCTCCTATTTGTTGTTATTTATTAGGCTGTTGTAGTGGTAATTGTTGAGAAATTAACACCTGTGCCAACTGCAACAAAATTCAACTGGATAAAGTTGATTGAACGAGCCGGTTGAATATAAATGTCACCAACAAATTGGTTAGAATTAATAACTTGTGGCGTGTTATTTGTATTATCACACACAACTTGGAATGCAGTAATACCACGTTGACCTTGAACGTTGCGTAAGAATGGAGTTACTAGAGAAACAAACTGTGCCTGTGTAAATGCATCATTGAATTCAAACAATGAGAATTGTGCAGCTCTCTTAATAGCTTGTTCAAGCGTAATAAACAATCTGCGAACATTGATTCTATCAAATGCAGAAGGTTGTGTTTGCATTGTTTTATCACCAAACAATACTGTGCCTTGGCCTGGGAAGGAAGCAACAGGATTAACTGCAACTTGATATAACGCATCACGATTACCTTGTGATGGATTCCATGCCAATTTGATAACGTTCTTAATAACACCACGACTATAACCTGCAGGAGACCACCATGGATTATTTGCTACGTCTGTATATGCACACAAACCAGCAATATCACCATTCAATGGAACCCAACGATAGGTGTTGTTATAACGGTCAAACATGTATTTCCAACCAGAATCTGCAAAACCGTAACTACCAGCTGGACCACCAGTTAGTGAAGATAGGCTATTCATCCAAGACAATACACTAGTTTGTTCACTACCGGAGTTGTTAACAACTGATGTTTGTGGTGGAGAAATAAATGCAACTGAATCTTTACGTGTGGAAGCAATATTGATTGCATTTGTTTGTACTGCAACACTTGTATATGGACCAGTCATCAACAAAGAAATTGCTGTTTGTGCTGAATCAGAAAATTGATTTTGTGCATTAATAATATCTGCATCTGTAATTGTTGCATCTGTACCAGCACCTAATGCATATGTGTATGAACTTGCTAAGGTTGCATATGCAGTATTTGCCATTGGTTTACCCCAAGTGGCATTTGTAGAACTGTAATTTACTGGATCAACTGCATAAATGTATTTTGATTGATTGAAAATAGCATTTTTGTAGTAGTTTGATTGGCCAGAAGAATCTAGACTATCGGAAGCTTTTGAAAGATATGCAAAAGTTTCTAGCACTGTACCTTTTGTACCAGAGAACAAACCGCCTGTATCAACAACTGCAATGTGAATTTGGTCATTTGCACCACCCAATTGAGTCGTTGCATAACTTGTGCTTGGCTGACTGTTAAAGTAACCTGCCAATGGAACACTTGAATAATTTGTGTTAGCAGAGTTATAGAGAGCCACATTCCATGATGCATATTGAGCTGCATTTGCGCCTGCGTCAATTACAGAAATGGCCAAAGAATTTCCTAAAGCACCAGGATAACGAGCAGCAAAAGCACCTAAAGCGTTTGATGCACCTGATGGCAAGTAGTTGTATTGAAAAACATTTGAGTTTGCAATTTGAACTTGTGCAGTAGTATTTGCAACAGCATTGTAACTTGTGCTATTTGCGGCACGAACAACTTGCAAATTATTACCATACGCTAAGAATGAAGCGGCAGTAAAGAAAGAAGCATATGTGTTGCTATCTGGTTTTCCAAATGTACTAACTAAAATTGATTCTGTGGATACTGGAATAATTGTAGAAGCTGGTCCCCATGCAAATGGACCTGCATAAGCTCCTGCTGTTGTCAGAACGGAAGGCACAACTGTAGTTAGATTAACTTCATTTACGCTTACGCCTGGAGATAATAGATTTGCCATTTTTTTCTTCTCCTTGATTTATTATGAGTTTTGGCACTTTGATACCATAAGTTTATTTATGAAATAAAATTTTTATAAATTTCGCATCATGTCTCTTATAAAACCACCATATGTGTCACCTCCGGGTGTTGAATCCCATAAATCACCATCAATCAATTCAAGATTTGTTGTCATTCCATCTTCAATAATGGGTGCCGGCAATGTTTCATCATCAACCTGATTCATCTGTTCCAACTGTAATTGCTTGCGAATGTCATGGCTTACAATCTCTTTAAAGTACTTTTGAGTTGTTGCCCATGCAAAGATGACCATCGTCATCACCAAATCGTCATTGGCACCTTCTTCTGCCATGAATGTGTTCTTTTGTGCTACGAATGTGGTTAATTCTGATACGGTATCAAAGTCATTGACGATAAGTTTATCACCTTCAATCAACATTTTTAAATTGGAACAACCAATTCGTTTCACTTGCGGAGACATTTTAAGTCCCATTTGCACACCACGAGCAAAACCAGCCGACAATTGTTGTGGTTTCTTATTGCCTGTAAACACTTTCCACAAGTTTTCGTACTCTAACTCATTATGTAGGGTGTCGGCCACTTGAGGTGTATTGTTGATTTCAACTAGAACGTAGGCATTATTGTACATTCTAGCTGCATTATAGATGATGGTAGGAAACAAAACAGGACTAATAGACGAACTGTGGTATGTGGCCACCTGTTTATATGGCATTTCCGATATATCAAACACGGAGAATGCTGAGCAGTCCATGTTTTTACCTTCTGAAACGTCTACTGTGATAGCATACAGATGGTCTGTTTTGCCTTCACCATCAGTTTCTTTGACTGGTTGGTGATAGATTTTAACTTTATCGTGTTGATAAACTGGATCATGATAGACCAATTGTTGTAATTTTTGGCCAGAAATCAATGTATTTGTAGAACCTAAGAATTCACATTCAAACTCTTGCCTAAATTGTTCTTCGGATGTGTTACGAATAGTTTCATATTTCCATGCTTCATCACGACCAGGAACCATAGACCAGTGAATCTCAAATGGTTTATATCCATTCTTGTTACCAATGGCATCCATCCATAACTTATAGAACATGTTCATGCCATTAGGCGTAGACACGATAATAATCTTTGTGGATTTACCAGAGGAGATAACAGGATAGACTGAGTTAAAGAACTCCTCGGCAATATTTGCAGGCACGAAAGCAAACTCGTCCAAGAATACACAATTGAATGATCCTCCACGAACTGCGGATGACGAGGTTGATGCGGCCATAATTTTAGAACCATTCTCTAGTTCCACATTACCTTTGTTCCAGGT